TAAAGAAACATAAGCCGTTGTTGTATATTGAGTTCAATAACAAAAAGGGTAATGATCAGCTATTGGAAAAGATTTATAAGCTAGGATATATTCCTTTTTGGCACATATACACAAAATACAATCCAAATAATCATAATAAACAAATGAGAAATATTTGGGAGCCAGAAGGATATATTATTAACGAAGAAAATCTAGATTTAAAATATGAGGGGAATGCTTTCTGTGTTCCAAAAGAATCTGACATACCTGTTGGATTAAAACAAATTCAGATGGGCGATAGTATCACCAAGCAACTATTTGAAGCAGCATTGTTGTAAATCATAAAGAACGCAACAGTTGTCTTAGTAGGTAGAAAAGAAATATCAAAGCTAGTAGGGTATCAAATGCAACTAAGACCATCAAGAAGATGATCTCTATGGTCATTTATTGTTCTCTTTCTAATTCTTTCTTTCTTTTTTGTAGTTTTTGCTGAGTCTCTTGTATCTCAAGCAATTCTAGTTTTCTTCTGTACTCTTGGCCGCTAGAAGTATTTAGCTGAGGCCATCTCTTTTGAGCGTCGTGTGATATGTACATGAACAAAAACATTATCACAATAACTATAACCAAAAAAGCAACACCAAGTGCAAAATCAATTTCGTGGTGCTTCCTCCTTACAGCTCTTCTCTTAGCCTCAACAGCCTCTCGCTCCATTTGCTGTACAATAAGATACCGTTGCTGCTTACCAAGTTCCTTTGTCATTGCTTCGACTTCTGAGAACAGTGCACCTAGCTCTGGAGGGCTTTGATATGTCATTAGCTCTCTGAGCTCTGTTCCCATCTGCTCCAATTGCTTTTTCATCAGAACACGCTTCAGTGCCCTCTTAGCAAGACTATCTCCACCTGTATATACTACAGTTTTACTTTTCTTTTCTTCTTCCTCTAAGACAGCAACACATTTAAAGTAGTTATCATAGTACTGGCCAAGATATTCACCAATTTCAGTGTAAAGGTTAGGGGCTTCTTCGCTGCGTTTATTGAGATCTACAACACGAGCTTTTTCTTCGTTGAGTTGTTTGACAGCTGCTGAGCTTGCTGGCTTATCAGGAGGGTGTGCCTTGGCGAATTGTGCATCTAGATCTTTTAAGACGCCCTTGACATCGCCAGCAGCACTTTTAATGTCTTTGTATAGTTGACATCCTTTTTTGACTGCAGCAACTGCGCCGTTCGCCAGAGCAAAGAGGGTGAACGGATCCATTTTAGGTCATGAGCAGTTCCCATGACAAATTCAAACTAACCATTAAATATCTCCAATATTGTTGACATTAAGAAGAATATGATATATAATAAAAACTTCAATTTCCTGATATTTATGCATTCAAAAACGCATATATAATTAACGTTGATCTTATTATTGAACTAACATGGAACTTACAATGGAAACTAATGAGCTTGCCCAGAACGCAAAGGGTGGCACTGAATTGATGCAAGAAGCGCTGTACAACAACCTTCCTGCAGATCTCTTACAATATTTTCAAATCATTCCTTCTCGTGTCAGAGAAGTTGATGACAGCAAGATTAAAATATACTGGTTGCATGACTTACCTGGTGATCCAGAATCAGATCATCTAAAAGCTGGTGGATGGAACCGGTTTGATAAGCTCGTATTTGTATCTAACTGGCAGATGCAGGCATATCAGAAGCATTACGGATTACCTTGGTATAAGTGTGTTGTCCTTCACAATGCAATCGAGCCAATACCGTACGTCGAGAAACCAAAAGATAAGATCAAGCTGATCTATCATACAACACCGCACCGTGGCCTAAACATTCTTATTTCTGCATTCGATAATCTATGCAAAGAGTTTGATAATATTGAACTCGATGTCTATTCCAGCTTCAAGATCTATGGTTGGGAACAACGAGATGAACCGTATCAAGAGTTGTTTGACTTTTGTAAAGCACATCCAAAGATCAACTATCACGGTGCTGTTCCAAACAGTGAAGTCAGAGCAGCATTACAACAAGCTCACATTTACGCATATCCAAATACATGGCTAGAGACTTCTTGTATTAGTTTACTAGAAGCAATGTCAGCTGGTTTATTCTGTGTTCATCCTAACTACGGTGCATTGTACGAGACTGCTGCTAACTGGACTTGGATGTATCAATGGCAGGATAATGCAAGAGACCATGCCAAGATGTTCTATGAGTTGACTTCTAATGCAATTCGGATGTACAATCATAATGATACAACAAAGACATTGCAAGCTCAGAAGGCTTACATAGATGCATTCTACGGTTGGCAAAATAGAAAGAACCAATGGCAGAACCTACTTGTATCAATGTTGCAAGAACATAAACGAATTGAATATCCACTAAAATGATTCTCGTAGATTTTAATCAGGTCTGTATATCTAACTTGATGGCGCAGATCGGAAACCATACTGATCTAGCTGTAGAGGAGGGTCTTGTTCGACACATGATCCTCAACTCGCTCCGTCTATATAAACAGAAGTTTGGAGCAGTGTACGGGGACATGATTATTGCCTGTGATGATAAGAATTACTGGCGCAAAGCTCTGTTCCCTTACTACAAAGCTGGTCGCAAGAAGATGAGAGAAGAAAGCAATATCGACTGGTCTGCATTGTTTGAGATACTTAACAAGATCAGACAAGAGATCAAAGACAATCTACCATATATCGTACTGCATGTCGAAACTGCAGAAGCTGATGATATCATTGCGACTCTTGCAAAAGAATCAAACGAGGATGTTCTTATTCTATCTGCAGACAAAGACTTTATTCAGTTACACAATTCAAAAGTGATTCAGTTTGATCCTATTCGTAAAAAGAATATCAAAGTAGAGCGACCAGATCTATATTTGAAAGAGTTGGTGATCCGAGGAGACAGCGGAGACGGAGTGCCTAATGCTATGTCACCAGATGCTTCATTGGTTGACGGTGTTAGACAAAAAAAGATAATGAAAACAAAGTTAGATGAATGGGTCAAGCTGGATTGGGATACATTGTATGATATTCCAGAATTCAAAATTGGTATTGTGAGGAACAAAAAGTTAATTGATCTATCTGAGATACCTGATAGAATAACTAATCAAATCCTTGATCAATACTACGCAGCTCTCAATACTCCTAAGAAAACAAATATTATAAATTACTTCCAGCAACATAAATTATCTTCATTAATGGAGAGCGCAAATGACTTTTAATAGGAACTACAATGAAAATTGGTCTAGCTGAGATACTGAAGAAGGCTTCTGAATTTGAGAAGAAGCAGGACAAGATTGACTGGTTAAATAAATGGGACTCTGTTGCATTGAGAACCGTACTCAAGCTAGCATATGATCCTAGAATCAAATTCCTTCTACCAGAAGGTAAGCCTCCTTTTAAATTAAATGACTTACCTGACCTTCAAAGCGTTTTGTATAGTGAACTTCGTAAGATGTATTTGTTTCTTGATGGTGGACATCCGACATTGAAGCAAACAAGACGCGAGTACTTGTTCATTCAATTTCTAGAGAATCTTGATAAAGAAGATGCTGAATTGATTGCGACAATTAAGGACAAGAAACTTCCTTATAAGGGAATTACAAAGAAGTTTGTTGAAGAGATGTATCCAGGACTACTAGAGGGCTAAATGGGCAAGACGAATAAACAGTTTCGTACGTTGGACGAGAAACAGCATCACGTAATTAAGGCAATCAAAAAAGAACATTTTGATCGGTCTGTAAGAGATATCGACAGAGCTCTGCAGAACAAGAAGTATGATCACTTCTATTATGAGGATATAGATACTAAACAAGAAAAGGAGACTAGACATGGATAAAGGTCATTGGTTTTGGAATAGTGGGTTGATGGATGTTATTGAGAAACAACTTCTTAATTTGACACACTGGGTTTGGGCTAAGCGCCACGAATCTTCAGAGATAGAATATATTCCTAAGATAGAACCTAATATGGTAATCACAGAGGAAGATTCTAAGAACATCGTTGCTGAGCCTGCACGTCCAGTAAAAAAGCCTGCAGTAAAGAGAGCTCCTAAAGCTCCCAAAGGTAATGAGTGGAATGTAAAAGGACCTACAAAATAATATATGGCAACATACACGTTTCGAAATAAAGAAACGAATGAAGTGTTTGACCATTCAATGAGAATGTCAGATTATGATTCGTATATGGAAAGTCAGCCAATGATCGAGCGGTACTACGAACCGAGTGATGCAATCAATATTGTTTCCAACGTTGGTGGTATCAAAACTGACAGTGGATTCAAAGAAGTATTGTCCAAGGTTGCGGAAGCTCATCCTAATAGCGAACTAGCTAGTAGGACCTTATCGAGATCTGTAAGAGAATCCCAAGTTGATAGAGTTGTAAACAAATACAGATCATAAATTGAGAAACAAATACTTTGAGCATAAGCCACTTCCTCGTCTTGAGATTCCAAGAACCGAGATAGATGGCAAGAGATACTATGTCACACCAAACGGTGACAAGTACCGGTCTGTAACGACAATCCTCTCACAGCTATCCAAGGACGGGATAACTGCGTGGAGAGAGAAGGTCGGAGAAGCAGAAGCAAATAGGATTTCATCAACAGCATCACGCAGAGGAACAAAGCTCCATACAATGATGGAGGACTACGTCGCCAACGTAGAAGACTTTGCTCTTGCCAAACTACCAACAACAACATCTCTGTTCTTAGACATTCAGCCTTATGTTGACCAGAACGTAGAAGAGGTGTATGGTATCGAATATCCGCTGTATTCCGATAGATTGAGGTCTGCTGGTACATCGGATCTGATTTGTAAATATGCAGGCAAATACACGATCCTAGACTATAAGACATCCGGTAAACGGAAGCAGGAGAAGTGGATTGAGAATTATTTCATCCAGTCGACTGCCTATGCTCTTATGTGCAAGGAGAGGTACGATCTCGATATTGAGCAAATAGTAATTCTGATTGCTGTTGATGGTGACCTGCCTCAGGTATTTGTGAAAGATCCAAATGATTATGTTAAGAGAACTATTGAAGTATTCGATACTTACTAGTGTGATTGCTATGGTTGGCTGCAGTACTGTTCCTAGAGAAGATAACAGCAGCATACTAATGGAAGATGTTATTGTTGAAAGAACAACTGTTCGCTCAACTACTCAGAATCCGAAGCCAAAACCAAGTGGTGGTGGAGTTTACATCAGTGGGGATAATATTAATATTGGAACGATCATTGTCAATTCTCCCGGTGCAGTAGTAGACAATTCAACAAAGGTTGTAGTAGTTAATCAACAGCAGATCAACAACAACAGCAGTAGCAGTACGAGTAAAAGCACATCGACAGTCTCTTCATCTAAAAATAATGACTTCCACCACAATCCTCCTCCAAATCAATATTATGATGTCGATGCTAACTTCTTTAAAGGTTTAGATGGTGTCGTTGGTAAACTTCTTCCATCATTTATAACTTCTGGTTATAGAAGATAAATATATGGATGCAGACCAAATACAAATCAATATTCATATCAGATGTTCATCTAGGAACCAGTGACTGTCAGGCAAACAAGCTCAATAGTTTCCTTAAACACAACTCATGCAATACATTGTATCTCGTAGGAGATATCGTTGATGCTTGGAAAATCAAACAAAACAAGTGGCGATGGAAACAGTCCCACACTAATGTTGTTCGTCGAATTCTAGGTCACAGCAAACGCGGTACAAGGGTAGTGTATGTGGCTGGTAATCACGACGAGTTTTTAAGACCATTCATTCAGTATGATATTGGTTTTGGAATGATAGAAGTGACCAACCAAGCAGAACATATAGGTGTTGATGGTCGACGCTACCTCGTAGTGCACGGGGATTTGTTTGACGGTATCACTCGTCTTGCCCCTTGGTTAGCAATGTTAGGAGACAAAGCATATGATTTCATTCTTAGACTCAATACTGGGATTAATTGGATTCGTCATCATTTTGGTTTTGGGTACTTTAGCCTTAGCCTGTTCCTTAAACACCGGGTCAAAAAAGCAGTAGATTTCATATTTCACTTTGAACACAATCTAGCTCAATATTGTAAGAAACGAGGATTTGACGGAGTTATATGTGGACACATACATCATGCTGAAATAAAAGAAATTGACGGAGTCACCTACATGAACGATGGCGACTGGGTAGAGTCATGTACTGCATTGGTAGAGTATCACGATGGACATTGGGAAATAGTAACATGGACTAAGGAGAATGACGATGTGGATAATGATATTAATAGCGGTGAACTTAAACAACCCGCAAGATCAACCAGGAAGAATAGAGTTGATGTTTCCAACTCAGCAGAGTTGTGAAGAAGCCAAATCAACAATGAAGTATAATTTAAGATCAAAGAGTTTTAAGATGGTGGCAGAATGCAAGAAACAAACCTGAGCGATAAAATTACAATTGTAATCCCTTGCAAGAACGAGGAAGATTACATATCGTGGCTGTTGTTACATCTTCGTAATCAAATGATTGGCAGTACCAGAATTATTATTGCAGACTGCTCTACAGATGATACTCGAAATATTATTCAAACGACTAAGGGTAGATTAAATGTTGAGATTATTGACGGTGGTCCAGTTAGCCTTGCCAAGAACCGTGCCGCTGCTCTTGTTACTACTCCGTACATTTTATTCATCGATGCTGATGTTCGTTTCTTTGATGTCAATACGATTCGAGACGCAGTAGCTGAATTGGAATCAAAAAACCTTGATCTGGTTGGACTGAATATCAAATGTTATGATAAAGATATTCGAGCCAAGATTGGATTTACTCTGTTTAACTTGACCAACAACATCCTGAAATACTTCTCTCCATTTGCAGTCGGTGCATTCATGCTCACTCGCAGAGATAAATTTAATCAGTTTGGAAGATTTCCAGAAAACCTTTCTACGTCTGAAGATTACTTCTTATCAAGAATGTATAGTGCAAGGAAGTTTAAGATTCTCAATCACTATGTTGGTCAGGACAGTCGTAGGTTTAAAAAGATGGGTTACTTTGGCATGGCAATTTATTTGTTGAAGAACTTTATTAATCGTAACAACAAACAATATTGGGATAGGTTGGACAATAGTCGATACTGGTCGTAAGTATGGCAGGAAGACCAAGAAAACCAATAGTAGAAAAAGAATGTCCTCGTTGCTCAACCAAGCACACAAAGAGAGGAAAGTACTGTTGTTATAGCTGTGCTAACGTGCGAGAGCACAGCGAACTTGACAAGATAAACAAATCATTATCTGTTAGCAGATATTACAAAACCTCTGACAAAGCTGAAATGCACATTTGGCAAAGTACAGAGCGTATCAATGCAGCTCGTGCGTCAAGAACTGATGCGACAATTGTCATTCCTACTCGGGAAGATATTGAGCCTGCTCTCCCTCCGATGGAAGATGAGTACGATTACTCCAATCGTCGAAATGGTCGCGACATCTGGTTCGATGTAGATTGAAAAATGTGACTATTTTACTCTAGTTGTGCCGAACTTCAAACCGTTGTATACTGGACTCATAGCAAACAAGGAGTCAATATGGAACTGGAATTTGTTGAAGAGATGAATGCGATGATTGATCAGATCGAGATTCTAATTCTGGACAATGATCCTCAATACTTGAACTGGTTGGAAAGCCAGTATGAGACAGAATGTGAGTTCGACCGATGATCAATCCTATTCCGAAATGTGAGATCTGGAACACTCCAGATAGTTTGGATCAGTTGGATGAGATGATTCAGAATCTTCCAACCCTACAACGAGCTCTCGTCTACAATCATGTAATGATGACGCTCAATCTATGTCATAAACTAGTGAAGGACGAGAATGCCGTATATAACAACTGAAGTCGAGGTAGATGTCGGTTTGGAAGACTTTGATGATGATGATATCATTGAAGAGTACAAGAGTCGAGGTTTTAGTACTGACTGTGAACTTGAATTCAAAGAAGCTCTGACTGAGATCTATCAGCTTCGTCGCATGGGTAAACCGTATGAGAATGAGCTGAATAAATTGATTTGTGATGCACTTGGTGTTGTAATTTAAGGAGAACTGTATGCCTAGCATGTCTTATTGTGTGTTTGAGAATACTTCTAGTGATATGAATATGTGTCTTAATAAGATGGCTGTCACTGGGGATATTGAAGGTCTTGATTTGAATCAGTATGAGCAAGCGGCTTTCCGTATGCTGTATGAGCAATGTCAAGAGTACATTGTTCGTTATCGTGAACTTGCTGCAGAATTTATAGAGGAATGATATGAGTAAATTTGAAATCACATCAGAAGATATGACAGACATTCATAATGGTCTTGTATATCTCAGAAACGCTATTGATAAACTGGAAGACACTCTCAGTCCTTTTATAATTGTGGAGCTGCGCAAGTCAAAATCTCTTATTCAGAAGGGCTTCAATGCAGTGCAGACTCAGAAAGACAAACAATGGGATGAACGAAACGAATACTACTCTCAACTAAGAGACAATAATAACTTCACATCTTTTTGGTCAATGTATGAGATAGAGGATTTATTTGAGAATGCTTTTCAATTAGAAGAAGGTTCTGTTCTAGTACATGATAACTTTTCTGTTCCTCTTCCAGTTGGGCCAGTTACATGGTTTCAAATGTGGAGAGCTGCAGATGAAGCAATTGTTGCTGTTGGTGGCGATCATATTTTTATTGAGTCGTTGACCCAATCTTCAATTAATCCTAAGATCATTCTTTTAGGTACAGGGAGCTGATATGCCAAACTGGTGTGCTAATTCAACAACATTCAAACACGAAGATCCCGAGCTAATTACTCGACTGAAGACTGCTTTCCTCGAGGATAAGCTATTCACTGAGTTCGCTCCTGCTCCAGCAGATCTTGGTGAAGGATGGTTTCATTGGTGTATTGAGAACTGGGGTACGAAGTGGGATGTAAGTGGTTCCGATGATGGAGTTGTCGATATCAAAGAGAATGAGATTACTCTATACTTTGATACTGCTTGGTCTCCTCCTCTAGAATTCTATATTGCGCTCGAGCATCTTGGATTCACAGTCGAAGGATATTACTACGAACCAGGAATGAATTTTGTTGGTAAGTGGGACGAGAACGGTGACGACTGCTACGAGATCCCGGAGACGGTAGAAGCTATTGAAGAGTATATTCCGAGTGACATCGAGCAATGCTTTAATCTAATTGAGAATCTTATTCAATGGCAAGAGGAGAATCAAGATGGAACCGAGTGACATTTACTTTGGTCTTGTATGCCTTGCGTCCGTGCTCGTGCTTGCTGTGATATTAGATTACGTTATTGAATATATTCAAAAGGACGGTAATGATGAATGATTGGGACCGAAACAATTTGCATTTCTTATTGGACTCAGACGATGAGACGTTGGAAGACTTTTATTCGTGGGCAACATCTGATGATCTTGATTATGCTTTGAAATTAATTAGAGAAGCAAAGTCCGAACTGGATGTTGCAGAGATGGAGCTGTTAGATGAAAGCACAGAAGAAAACGGTCTTACCGAAGCTCGACAAGTACTCAGCCGATATACCAATATTCCGCTGGAACGATGAGATTGTAACTGAGCAGCAGTACAATGATCTGATTGAGGAACACAAGCAATGGGTAGTTGCGCTCGAGACTCCTGTTGTTGAAACCATACCTGCTAAGAGGTCCAAGAGGAAATAGCACTTTTTCCTTATAAATTCTTAGCCATAAGTTGTACAAAACACCGTTGTAAGGTGCGATGTTTCATAGTATACTGGGGTCATTGAACAACAGGAGCTAACATGGAAATTCGCAACATCAACGGTGTATTTGTCGCTTTCAACGCTGCAGGCAAAGAAGTTGCTCGTTCTAAGAACAAATACTATCTCAAGCAGAAGATCGATGGCTACGAGGAAGCTCCTCAATCTGAGAACAAAGCGATGGAATTCCCTATCAATCAGCGTTTCCAATTCGTTGAGCAGATCGTGTCTATGATTGCTCGTCGTGTTACTCCTTCCGTAGTTATTACTGGCGAAGGTGGCCTTGGTAAGACTCACACCGTAATCAACTCGCTGAAGAGTGTTGGTCTGAAAGATGTAACCGAGATGGTTGCAGATGCTGATGACGGTACAGTTGTTCAAAGAAACAAGACTTTCGTAGTAATTAAGGGGTTTTCGACAGCGAAAGGCCTTTTTAAGTTACTTTACGAGAACAAAGATAGCATTGTCGTCTTCGATGATTGCGACTCTATTCTCAAAGATCCTGATGCTCTCAACTTGTTGAAGGGTGCTTTGGACTCATACGATAAGCGTTTCATCTCATGGAATACAAACAGCGTAGATGACAACTTACCACGTACTTTTCAGTTTACAGGTGGAGTAGTATTCATCAGTAACCTGACACAGGACAAGATTAGCCAAGCTTTGCGCAGTCGTTCGATGTGTATTGACCTGTCTATGACTACTGATCAGAAGATAGACCGTATGGAGCACATTCTGAAAGAGGCTAATTTTCTTCCATCTGTTTCTTCTATCCAGAAGTTGGATGCGTTCGAATTCTTGAAAGTCAATAAGGACATTGCAAAAGAGATCAATCTTAGAACATTGATCAATGTGACCAAGATCCGTACAGACGGTGGAAGTAGCTGGAAAGACCTGGCAACATACATGCTCGTTAATTGATATCAAACGGTTTGAAGTTAGTACTAGATTGCTATAGATTCTTAGCTGATAGTACTAACCAAAACTGTTGTTCTTTGGTCTAAACAGAGAGATAATGGGGACATGCAAACAAAGGAGATCATGATGGCTAAGATGAAACGTGAGCAGATAGATGTATTTTTGGGTACGCTGGTTTACAGTGCACAGAAACGTCATGGTATGACTAGTGGACTAGCTTATGCTGCAGGCTTTTTCCAGTCGCAGTTAGCTGCGATGTTAGTTGATGCTCCTGCTGCCAAGCAGATGGAAGTAATTAATTTGTTGATTCAGCGTTCATTGGAGGACTAAGATGAGTACAGAATATATTGCAAATCAGCTAATAGTTGTTGCTCCTTTGCCACTCGGTGAGGACAGCTTGAAAGAAAATGGTCAGATCATGTTGAAGATGCAGTCTGATCGTGGTGCTTCTAATTGGTTGAACATTACTGCTGACCAATTTAGTTTGATTGAGAAGATTTTACTCGGAGAATCAGAATGAAACAGAAGACTGCTACTATTTTGACATATCGCCCTTTCGGAGCAGCAGAGACTGCACGTTGTGTGCAAGTGATGTATCGTCGTAACTGCCTCGTTTCTTTTGGTGGCGATGATGAGAGTGAGCTCAAAGATAAGTGTGCTGTGTGGGCGTACAATCAAGGGTTCACTAAATTAAATTTCAAAAATATTGTTGAAGGGTGTGTATAATGATTGAACGAATTAAAGCAATGCCGTTTGGAGTGAAACTGTCTGTAATATTTTTACTGATAAGTTACATTGTGTTTTTGTGTTTGGTGCCGCAAGTAGGTTTGTTCATAGCGTTCATTCTTACTTGCATGGCTGCCGTATACAGAATTATTGACTATGTTGTGTTAGGACGTTGATATGAGTACAAGAGCAGCGATTGGTTATAGAGTAGGTCAGAGGATCTTTACAATCTACAGTCATTATGATGGTTATCCAAGCCATACAGGAAAGATTTTGCAGGAGCACTATGCTTCTCCAGACAAAGCCGAACAGCTTGTTCACGGCCCTCAAATTCGTAACTTCGATCATGACGGAATGTGTGTACGGTTCGGAGACGGAACGCCTGATGATCACGAAGTCAATGATTCAATGATCGATGCAATACAGGGGTATGACTATCTGTATTTGTATAATTTTCATGAGAATAGCTGGGAATGTTATGCACGAGACGGATATGTCAAGCCTGATGTACTTCGCCACGTAGAGATTCCTGCAGGAGTTACTTGTGATTGACCGTGAGGAGTACGAGCGTGTAGAGAAGGAGAAGCTGATTAAGTTCATCAGTCAGATTCAATTATCGCTTAACCTCCCCAGCAGGATCAATGAGAAGCAAAGTAATTACCAATTACGCAAACAGTTCGCTGAATTGACTAAGATCTCTGCTCACAAGTTGGAAGCACAGGTTTCCAGAGGAATGTAGAAACTAGCACTGAATTGCTACAAATTCTTAGCTGATAGTCCTACTTGAAACCGTTGTACAAAGTCCAATTTGATATGATAATGGGGTCATGACAAACGAAAACAAGGAGAATATCATGAGTGCGATGAAAGATTTAGTTATGGAGATAGTTGAGGACTACCTCAATGGTGTCCCTGCTGATATGATCATGGACAAATTGATTGACAAGTACGAATTTGACTATGATGAGGCATTGGAAGTGTACGAGAGTGCCATCTTTCTCTCATCAGAACTTATAAATGTATTGGACGCTTAATCGTGGCACAATTAGTCTACAGTACTATTAATTCTGGGTACAGTTCTACTCAGGCTTACTTGGGCACAGTAAAAGTGTGTCTATTTTGCAAGACGCAGAAACCAAAGAACCTTTTTCGCATGCTTGATGGGGAAGAGATGTGTCAGGATTGTCAAGATGAATTGAATGAGGAGTCAGTATGAGAGAAGTAGCATTACAGGCAATGATTCCTGCAACTTTGTTGGCTCGCCGTGCATTCTATGCATTAGGCCGTAAGACTGTGTACACTAACAGTTACAACGATTGTCATACTGTTAAGGCATACCGTACAGGAAACGGAGGCGACGTCGAGATCAAGTCATCTATTGTTAAGTTACTACAAGACAATGGATACAAAGGTATCACTTCGCACTTGACCAATGATCCATCAAACTACCGCCGTGGTGCTATCATCATTCGGATTCCTAAGTAATTGTCCTTATCAATTCTTAGCCAATTGTCCTACATTAGACCGTTGTCCAAAGACCAGATTGACGGGATAATGGGGACATGACAACAGAAAAGACAAACAACATTATTCAGTGGGTAGGAGCTGTTACTATTGTGACAGGTCATATTCTTAATGCAATTGGACCAGCGATGTATCCGTACAATATTGTAGTATTTGCGATTGGCGCAATACTATTCCTGGTCTGGTCGATGAGGGTAACAAACTACCCACAGGCATTTGTTAATGTTATTTCGTTGGTTATCGGGTTTGCTGGTTTGGTTAATGCATTCAAAGGAGCATGATATGAAGATCACGATTGAAATTTCAGCAGAAGCTATTAACTTGGTCAAGGAATTAGCATTGGAAGTATCTGGAAAAGAGCCATCTAAGAAAGAATTGCAGAAGTTCTTCTTACAGGACGTTACTGGTTTGTACGACGATGTATTCTCTGAGAATATTGACGATGCTGTTGAATGTTATTTCGGTTAATTGGAGAATAAGATGACATCACAACAAATTTCAATGTACTGCGAACAACTCGTCGCTGAAATCGGTCAGAAGAAGGCACTCAACCATGCGTTAATGATGGCATCTTTGGGTAGAGATATTGGCTGGAATCCAGTAATTCGTTACATTGCTGCAATGGGAGAGTAATTATGATTAGAGTCTTTCGCATCACTTCAAACCTACTAACTATACGCCGTATCGTTAATGGCCGTATTCGTCTTACTTTAACCAGAGAGCGTTTAAAATGAAATTAGTTATTATCACACAGGTAAGAGAGAACTACGGTGCACATGATTGGAACGGTGTTGGTTCAGTACCACAATACTGGAAGAATAAGGGTGGTTCCGAGTACATTCTAGATGACCTGGAACACTATCTCTCCCCTAACGATGACTTCTTTACTAAGAAGGTTCGTATGATCGTTGAATCAATGCTGCCTAATATTGAGTCAATCTCAGATTATATGACAGAGACAATCATCAACTTTGCTATTGAAGATGACGACTATATGTCTCAGTTTGAGCAGTCTCAGTTGGAATATGAAGGGTTCATTAGGTTCTATGAGCCAAGAATTGACATAGATGGTAACCGTATCAAGCCAGCCGATAAGACTGTGCCTACAAATATCGTAATGTCAGAGAATTGAGATATAAAATAGCGTAGAATAGCGAATTCGCGATATTTTATACAACCGCACCTAGAAAAAAGGACTGGAATATGAAGCTAGTGATGGAGACGACTGAATTTGCTGGTGCAAAGATGCCTAATCATAGTTACTTGCTGAATGATACAGGAATAGCGATAGGAATGCGTAAGTTCTCTGTAGGACCTGTGACTAGATTCCGTACACCGCTGCGGTTAGATATCAGAGGTCGGACATTCAAGCTAGTAGATGACTTAGGTAGTGATGCAGATGTTTCCAGTAAGGTTGTTGAGGTTGCAGGAAGTAAGGGTGATGTGTACTTTGTTGATCTATTCAGGAAACAATGTAGCTGCACCGGGTTCAAGTACAGAGGAGAGTGCAAACATATAGCCATTGCAGAGAGTAAAAGTGGGATATAATATTGCGCAATTCTTAGCTGAAAGTGCTATATTATATCGTTGACCAAAGGTCTGATTGGAGAGATAATGGGGTCATACAACAACGGAGAACACAATGACTGAATTTGAAAAGAACTGCTACGGAATGTCTACTGCAGACATTCGTGTCCAGTATTTGCAATCGATGACTGCAAAGCGCTGCGGCTTGGAGATGGTTGTGATGAGCTTGTTGTCTGATGCACAGGAGCTGCAGAGCTTTGGCAATGCTCAGGCTTTGGACCAAAGTCGCCAGAATATGAACATCGCCAAGTATATACTGTCCGAGATGATGGATCAACGTCAGTCTGCTGAGCTGTTGGCTGATGAGGTGATGGCATGAAAGACCTGAAACAGTACGTTGAAAACAAGAATCGTTGGAACTTAATTTTCAACAACCCCTGCTATGATCTGGAGTCTGCTGCAGACCGTCAGCGTATTGCTGAGGCACTCGACGCTGACTTGTCGCCGGAGAACCTGACTTGTGATGGTGAACTTCCCCGTGCGCAAGTGCTTGAACGCTTGAAGTTCCTGAACAAGGCTGTTGCGCAGCTGTTGCAGCTTGACCCCTCCCTGCAGATGTATGTCTACTGAATTCGTTGCAGGGGCAGCTGTGACATACAACGGTAAGCAATACGTTGTGGTAAGTGATCCAGTAGACGGCAAGGTTGTGTTAACCCGTGAGGGGCTGACTGGCTCTTTCGTAGTACAAGAACGATCAACAATTTTGAAACTAATAGAGGAATGAAAATGAGCAAAATGTCTGACTTAGCACTGGATATTGAACAAGCATTGTTCGCAGGCTGTGATATCTCCAGCATCATTGACGGGATGCAGGACATGTATGGCCTCTCCCGTGCAGAGAGTTTAAAGTTGGTCAATCAGGTGTCGTACATGTTGACTTCTGACCAAGACCAGGAGATAATGGAGTCATGATGGATCACAACACCTACAACGCTTATTTGGATCGTAAACTGGCTCACTACAATGTGTGGCTGGTCGATAATAGCCGGGAAGCCGGCAAACCGTATCCGGGGTTTCCGGAAGACAAGCAGGCACGCCCTGTTAAATTTAGGATGAAGAACATGCAGACAATGAACGCTTTTCAACAAAACGAGTACGATGTGGCACAGCGCCGTGCAGCAAGCTCATCAGTAGCCAAGGCTGAGAAGGCACCTAAGGTAGCCAAGGAACCCAAGGCACCACGTGCTTCTGGCCCTACTAAGGCTGACCGTGCGCTGGAGATCTTCAAGCGCTTGGGTGGTGACAAAGCAGCAGTGATTGCAGCTATCAAGGACGAACTGTCCATGAGTGATGCAGGAGCTACTACTTACTTCTACAACGCTAAGAAGTTAGCGAAGTGACATAGAAGGCCCCTGTTGACATCAGCAGGTGGTCTCTATATAATCCCGTTGTGGGCAACCGATAAGCTATTAGGAGCACAGTATGTTAACACATTTGATTGCATTCATATCAGGAGTAATAGTAGCTACTGTTGGCTTCAGTGGAGTAGCTAGCATTGCTGACAGAGGCGTAGAGAAGGTACAAACAATCGTTAAGGAAGCACAATGAACACAGAAGTACTAACACCGGACACTGAGACATACGCCATGACCCGGATAGCTATACAGTTGCTGGTTAACCCACCTAAGATGAGCACTAAGTGTGCAGTCTTTGCTAGCATGGTTGCGCAGCTTACACGCTGAGGCCCTTGCGCAGTAAGGCCTCTCGCTGAGGCCCACTGCAGCCTTCCTAGCCCCTAAGCACAGGGGCCGGGGGGCCTTTTGGTTCCGGTTGGCCCTAATCAACTACGGCCTAGTATTCGAAAGGGTATAGAACGCCTCTGCACCGCAATAATAATGCTGCCGGGGGCCAATTTACCCTGAACGATTCTAAATCCATTCTCACAAAAAATTATTTTTAGCAAAAAACTACGTAAAAGGGTCGATATGTTTACCAGAGATAATATGTGGATGCTGTTACCTGCAGCATTTTTATTGATGATGTCTGTTGTGTACGGGTATGTGGGGGGCGATAAGACAGATAAATGTGATCAGCAAGGTGGAGTGCTCGTCAATACGCCTACTGGTTGGAAGTGTATAGAAGCAAAGGAGTTAATATGAGATTTCATCCACGTTTTGTAGGCAGGTACTTTGAGCGGTACTACGGCCTCAGATTACTGACAACAAAGTTTAATCAGTACAGAGAAGAAAGCGGATTGCGTCCTGTAAAGGAAAGGACAGTTCACCGGTACAATGCTGGTAAGTCTGGCTATGAGACAAGTGTCCCTTCTTCCTATAAGCAATTCTTGATTAGTAAGATATCATAGTAAATGAACCGTGTTCTAACAGTATGTCATAACTTTGAATCTGCCAAAAGGCAGTTCCGTGATATGATAGAGCTCTACGGTAATGCAATTGCAAGAGCGTCCTTGAATGAACTGACTATTGAATTAGAAGGTACAATATATCAGTTTATGTCGTCATCACAAGTAAGTCCGGATAGAATAATGGGGCGCACCTATCATCAGGTTATAATAGATGAGACGTGCGAGTTGACTGAACAACAAACGTCAATGATAATGTCAAGGTCAAGGGAGAGATGATATGATTGAAGTATTGAATCAGTTGGTGGATGCGTTGCAAACTTATGGTGATAAGCATCGAGAAACTTATCTATTAGAGGGTGCTTGGGATGGGGAAATAACAAAAGGTGATGCCGCTATCCAAGCAGGTAAGCAAACCATTGCAGACTTGGAAAGCCAAGCTGAAAGAGAAGAATGCATGAATGAAGCCAAGCAGGCGAAGCAACGAATCAAACAACTTGCCGAACAGGCATCAAAGGAAGCATTTCCACTTGTTAGTATGGCTTGGATGGAAAAGTTTGCCGAGTTGATACTTCAGGAATGTTTCCAGGCGTGTATGAACGAAGGGGCATCATACGAAGAAAAAGCAGCCGGAGCGTATCAAAGCAATTTATATGTTACTGCTATCAAACAACATTTCGGAGTTGAAGAATGATTGACGATAGATACGAATGGGAAGTGTATTATGATGGTGTCTTGCTTGGTAGAACAAATACCGAAGGACGACACGAACTAATCAAAGAAAAAGTTTCTGAGCCAATTGGAATCAATTCAATAGAATTTAAGTTGGTCTTGAAAATGATTGAATACAAAGTAATTTGCGATAGGACCAATAACCCATGAACGAACAATTAATCAACGTTGTCCGCAAACTAAGAGAGCTGGATAATCAAGGTGACAAATATATCCAGACAATTCCCAGTGACATCAATTCAGTATTGTTTGATAACATATACGTCAACGGATTAGATATGCAAAAGAATATATTAATTGAATCTTTATTCGGTGATATGGCGGAAGATGTAAAGTGGTTCTTGTATGAGTTTGAACCAGGTAAGTCTCCTGGTCCTCATTGCATTACTGCCGAAGGCACTGCATACACCTATCAGACTGATGAAGATTATTACAAGTACCTAAAGAACTGCAATTGAGGTAATTAAAAATGAACGAAGCGAAGCAACGAATTAAACAACTTGCAGATGAGGCAAGAAAAAAGCCTATGGGAGATAGCTGGTGTTATACTTCTCCTGAAGAGTTCGAACAAAAATTTGCCGCGTTGATTGTTCGGGAATGTGCTGACATTGCAACAATCCATCAACAGAACCATGCGCACGACTCTATTGGTCGATATGTTCTTGATCATTTCGGAATAGCAGAGCGTGAAGATCCTGTTCAAGTTTCCAATCTCCACTATTGCCCGTATGCAGCAGAAATTAACGGAGACTATGAAACACTGTGTGATTGTGATGAAGAGCGGACATATCAATGTGCAATGGATGTTTAATCTAGGAATCGAAAGATGAATAATGAAATACTACAAAATCTCTTCTGTCGGTAAGTGGGGTCAGGATGTTGTTGAGATTTATTCAGAGAAACAGATCCTCGCCTCCTACTTCCCCTACTGGACTGAGATGATGGTTAAAGGTGGCAAAGGTGACTTTGTAAACGATAAAGATTGCATTGATGACTGGACAGTTGTTAATTGGGCAGTAGAGGTTGACAAGCCGGATTGGATATCGGATAATCAATAGACAAACAACACACAGGATTATATAATGAGCTATTACATGAAATCTGGCAATACATTCCGTATTGCTACTAAACAATCAATGGACTTGCACGATCAATTGCCTGCCGGTAACTATGTCGTCAAGCAAGATCCGTTTGAGAACTTCTTTATTGAACAAATTGAAGACTTCGATATCCCTGCAAAGATGTACGGCGATACTATTCGCAATACGGAACGGATCATCAGTAGCTTTTGGAACCGTGATAAGTCAACAGGTGTGATGCTTGTTGGTGAGAAGGGTTCCGGCAAAACATTGCTGAGTAAAAACATTTGTGTTGAACTAGCAAAGCAATCTGTACCGACTATTGTTATTAATGCACCGTGGCACGGAGACAAGTTCAATACATTGATTCAATCTATTGAACAGCCCTGCATTGTCATGTTTGATGAATTTGAAAAGGTATACGATACAGAAGAACAAGAAGCATTGCTGACATTGCTGGACGGAATCTATTCGACCAAGAAATTGTTCATGCTGACTAGTAACGATAAGTGGCGTGTTGATTCTCATATGCGTAACCGTCCAGGCCGTATCTTATACATGATCGACTTCAAAGGGTTAGACCAAGACTTTATTCGTGAGTATTGCAACGACAATCTGAAAACACCAGACTCAAAAACAATTGAAACAATCATCAACGTTTCGTCTGTGTTCTATGCGTTTAACTTTGATATGCTGAAAGCATTGATTGAGGAAATGAACCACTACAACGAGACTCCTCAGCAAGCATTGCGGATCCTGAACGTCAGAGCCGAGTTTGACGGAATGACTGATTACAAGGTGGAAATCTATAAAGGCGGCCGTAAAGCTGAACGTGTTGGTCCACAAGTGTATAACGGTGCTCCTCTTTCTTCGACAATCGATGTTAGCTACTACTTTGGTACATCAAAGAAAAGGACTAGCATAGATTCACCAGTTGCACCGCACGTTGAACCTGTTACTCTGGCCAACTACGATGATAGTGATGATAAAGAAGAAGATATTGGATGGTGTGATAAAACATTCAATCAAAAAGATCTGGTTAAGTACAATAACAGAACTGGCCAGTTTATCTTTGAGAAGGACGGTGTTACAATGGTTCTGTTGAAAGAATCAGACGCTGCCCCGTTTAACTTTGATGCATTCTGAGGTACAATATGAAAGTTGCAATTAATCGTTGTTTTGGTGGCTTTGGCCTGAGCCACGAAGCAGTCCTGCGATACTGCGAAATCAAAGGCATGACTGTATATCCAGATCGGAAAGAATATTACTGGACGTACTGGGTAGTCCCACCGGAAGATCGTTTGGAGCCCAAAGAAGGTGCTGATTTTTATAAACTTCCAATGGAAGAACGTCGGGAATACAATGAGGCATACTCCAAACAAGTTTTCTATGATGGAGAGGTTGCCCGCAATGACCCAGCACTGATTCAGGCAATTGAAGAATTGGGCGATGCTGCCAGTAGTCAATTTGCTGAGTTAACTGTTGTTGATGTACCTGATGATGTTGAATACACAATTGAAGAATATGACGGCATGGAACACATTGCCGAAGTACACAGAACTTGGAGTTGATATGAATATACTTGCAATGGCAATAATTTTGCTTATAGAATTTGGAACAAAGCTATGAGAGAAGAACTAGACAAGCAACTATGTGAAAAGTATCCCAAGCTATTTGCTGATCGTAACAGTCCTATGACTGAGACTGCAATGTGCTGGGGGTTCGATGTTGGGGATGGCTGGTATGATTTAATTGAAATTCTTTGCGGATCTATTCAAGGATACATTGATAGCAATAACATACCGCAGATTACTGTCTCACAAGTAAAGGAGAAGTTTGGATCTCTTCGTTTCTATACAAATGGATCTGACGACCTTATCACTGGTATGGTTTGGATGGCTGAGCATATGTCTTGCCGTGTTTGTGAGACATGCGGTAAACCAGGCAAGTTTCGTGGCAAGGGATGGTTTTATACTGCTTGCGATGAACACGCGAGGGAAGAATGAGTCTTGATGTTGATTTAATGGTGACGCAACCTGTATCCGTTTATAGCGGAAACATTACACACAACCTCAATGCTATGGCAGTTGAAGTTGTTCTGTCTAACGGACTAACACTATACGAGGTCCTGTGGAGACCTGAGGATCATGGGTTAAAGTTTGCAAGAGACATTTCTGAGCTACTGTATGAAGGTTGGAATATATTGATAGCTGATCCAGAAAAGTTTAAGAATCATAATCCACCAAACGGTTGGGGGAGCTATGATGGGCTCTGTAACTTTGTATACAAATATTATTACGCATGCCGGGATAATCCAGATGCAGAATTGAGGGTTAGTCGATGAATGAAGATCTTAAAGCAATAGCGATTGAAGCTGGTGCACCAGATGATGTTTTAAGCGAGCTGTGGTTTAGTGTGTTTTGCATGAGGTTTGCAGATCTAGTAATTACGGCAATGGAAAACGAAGATAAATAATAAAGGAAATAATTATGAAATTCACTCACATTCATAATAATGAATATGGTTCTCAAATTGAATCAATCTCTATGGAATTACATGAGCATGCATCTTTGGTCGATGCATTAGAAACGTTCACTCGTTTCTTGCGCGCTGTTGGATTTCATTTTGAAGGTTCAGTTGATATTGTAGATCACGAAGCTGAACTCGATGACTACTTACACGATCACTACAATGATGAACCTGTAGTAGATGAGTTAGACGAGATAGATGATGATGTTTTGAAAGCAAATGCCGATTGGCCATTCCCATTATCAACTAAACCGTAAATGACACCAGAGCAGGCAAAGAAAAAAACAGCACTCATTATTATTGGTTCTTTTTTTGGTTCTTTTGCCGTTCTGGCACTGATTATATTATTACGTGATTTCATATATGCTGCAATCTTCATATCATCCGTCACTGCCTGTATTGTACTTACAGGTTGGGGGATTTGGGCTGAATACTGGCCGCAACTGTACGCCCGTCAAAAAATGATTGACGATTTGTACAGTTTAGCTCACACTCCAGAACAAAAGAAATGGACCAAGTTCTTTATAGAGTACTTTAAATTATGAACGTGTTTTTTGAAATATTAGCTATTCTTCTTTTGTTCTTTTTATTCTGGGGTGAGCCTGATGTTTGGGACTCACTACATAGCAGAGCAATGCAATATGCTGAACCAATAGATTGCTTACATCTGAAAGAATAACAATGGCAATTTCAAGAAAAAAATCAAATGACGGTGTCGCAGAGCGAATGAGAGAGTTGATGGGGCCTATCGATAAACAAATCATGATGACTGATGATAGAAATGACCTTCTTATGATTGCCTGTGCAATGTTGCACCGAGCAAAAGATATATTTGATAATGAGTTAGGTAGACGCGCTACTGAATTAATTTTTGTAAGATCTATAGTGGATGAAGATGAGCAGTCTTGATATTGTCCTAATAATTGATTTGATTCTTTGCATACTGATTGTTGCTTGCTTTGTATGGATAGAGCTTGGTAACAAAAAATAACTTTATGATTAAACTACCAATGAGAAAACGTGAAATAATGAAGTGGATGCAAGAAGCACCGCCGTCTGCAAACGGAATGCTAATGGGTATGTTGGGATCCGATGCGCTAATTGAGAGGTGGTGGAACTCACCAAACAAAGCATTTGATGATAAATGCCCAGTTGACGTTGACCAGGATAAAGTAGTACACTACCTCATGTTTCATTGTTTTGGTACTGGAGGATCTTGATGAATTACAAACAGTATGAGCTTAGTTACGAGCAAGTAGACCAGATTGTAATTAATGAGCTGCAAGAAGCAGTTGAACTTAACTGGAACGGCGACCATTCTTTGGTTGAAGCTGCGTTCACTCTACTCGCTTATTACATGCCACCATCAGATTATCTTGCGTACAGAGAGAAACTAAAAATAGTTCCTCCTGGTGACTCAAACTACGATAACCACAATTGATTTTAACCAAGGAGTATATTATGAGAAATGTAGACATGGATGTTTTAGTTGCTGTAGTTGGATTTATTGTGTTTTTTGCAATGATGTTTGGTGCTGTTACATATAGTGGCACACAGCAGATGGAGTGCAAGAAAGCAGCTATTGAAAAAGGTATGACTGCTGTAGAGATCCAAGCTGTATGTGGACGTTAAAAAATGGAGAATACAAATGCTAGACGTGGTTTTCTTAAAGGGTTTGGTTTGCTTAGCGCTGCTGCAGGCGGCTTTTTGGCTTCACAAAATTCGTTCGCCAATACTCCCTCTCCCACTCCTATTGGCTCTGCTGCTGATGTTAAACGTGATGTCGGACCTATTGAAGACATTGCCCATCTCGCACCACTAGGCAAAACAACTCTGCAACTAACTGCAGACAACATTCCGCCTC